ACCACTATTCAAAGTCGTAGCGGTGAATTGGCAGACAACTTAACACAAAACAACGCAATTCTTCAGCGCCTCCAACAGAAGGGTAATGTACGCCCATTCTCAGGCGGTAATGTGATTTTGGAAGAAATCATGTATGACGATAGCACTACTAACAACGCTAACTCTTACAGCGGATATGAAGTATTGAACATTGCTCCAGATAGCCCTATTTCTGCTGCTCAGTTCAAAATCGCCCAATACGCAGATGCAGTAACAATGTCTGGTTTGGAAATGTTACAAAACTCAAGCAAAGAAGCAATCATTGACTTGTTAGATGGTCGTATGCAAGTTTCTGAAGCTCGTTTGTTAAACCGTATTTCTACTGACTTGTACGGTGATGGTACTGGTAACGGTGGTAAGAACTTGGATGGTTTGGGCGCTGCTGTTGCAGTTTCTCCTACTTCTGGTACTTACGGTGGTATTAACCGTGCTACTTGGACTTTCTGGCAGAACCAAATCACTACTGGTGCTACATCTGCAAACATTTTGGCTTCTATGACTACTGCTGCTATTAAGCAGATTCGTGGCACAGATAAAGCTGACTTGATTGTTGCTGGCAACACTATGTACCAATACTATGTAGGCGCATTGCAGTCTATTCAGCGTATTGCTGCTGAAGAGTCTGGCGCTGCTGGTTTTGCTTCATTGAAGTTCTACGGTGGCGGTACATCTGCTGATGTGGTACTTGGTGGTGGTTATGGTTCACAAGAAACAGCTACATATATGTACCTGTTGAACACTAACTACATCTTCTTACGCCCACATAAAGAGCGTAACTTTGTACCTATCGGTGGTGAGCGTCAGTCAATTAACCAAGACGCAATCGTGAAGTTATACGGTTGGGCTGGTAACTTGACAACTTCTAACAGCTTCCTACAAGGCTTGTTGACAACCTAATAAATGGGGGGAAACCCCTGTTTATTTTGTCTACTTAATTAATAAAGGAATATATATCATGGCATTTACTATTACCCCACTAGCTGGGATTGATTTGAACGACACACAAACTGTTGCAGAACAGGCATTGCAGTCTGGCTTAGTTACTTTTGGCCCTTTGGGTGCTGAAGTGTTTACTTCTGCTGGTAAGCGTGCAGTTTGGGCTACTGCTGGTGCAGCTATTACAGCTTCAACAACAACTTGCTCTATTAACGCATCAACTTTTGTAGCTACTGGCTCTGCTGGTACTTACACATCTCCAGCCGTAGCAATGGCTTCTGGTGACTATGGTTGGTTCTCAGCAGCTTCTGTTTAATAGGTTAACCCTCTTAAATTGAAAATGTAGTAAAACTGGGACTCTCTCACAAGGGGAGTCCCTTTTATTTTTTTATAACCCTAACCACTTAGGAGCATTAAAAATGGCAATAGATAGCGATATTCAAAACGCAGACTCACGACTAGCAGTCCAATTCTATAAAAAAAGCGTTAAGCAAGACATAGCTTCAGCCGAAGCTGGTAGACCAATTTTTAAAGAATTCGATTTTGTCCGTATTATGATTCCTGGCGATAATTTGACAGAAATTGACACATACGCCCAAGAGTCCCATAAACAGCGTTTTCCACGCCAATGGGCGCATTACCAAAACCAAGTAGCAAACCATGAGGACATTATTGGCACACCTTTAGACCAATGGCCTCAAGTTACTCGTAGCCAAGCTGACGAATTGCGTGGGCTTAAATTCCACACAGTAGAGTCTATTGCAGACTGTTCTGACCAGCAATTACAGCGTATTGGCATGGTAGCTGGTATGTCACCCCATAATTTCCGTCTAAAAGCCAAGGCTTTCTTGAATTTAGCGAATGATTCCGCAGAAGTTGCTAGCAGAGAAGCAGAAATGCAAGCACTTCGTGAAGAAAATGATAAAATCAAGGCAGAAACAGAAGCGAAGCTATCCAAAATGGAATCACAAATGGAAGCGCTACTTGCGGCTGTTGCGGAAAAGACTCCCAAAAACCGTAAACCGAAAGTAGTAGAGGCCTAATATGTCCCAAACGATGCTGCAAATGGTGCAACAAGTAGCCGCAGAGCTTAACTTGTCTGTTCCTACTTATGTTATTGGCAACCAATCACAAGATGTACAACAAATACTAGCGCTGATGAATGGCGCTGGATATGACCTTGTAAAAGAATATGATTGGCAAGCCCTCCAAGTGCAGTATCGTTTCTACACACAGGCTATTAATTGCAATGGAACTACAGTTAATGGCACAACGCTGTTAACTGTACCTAATACCGTAAATATTAGCGCAGTAGACAAACAATGGCAGATTACTGGTTATAACATTAACCAAGATACCAATGTAGTTACCGCTAATAATTCAACACATCAAATTACCATGAGCCAAATGGCTTCTGGTACAGGCACAGGCGCTATTGTTTTAGCACAAACTGCCTATGACTTGCCTTTTGACTTTGAAAACATTACAAACCGTACCCAATGGGACAAAACAAAGCATTGGGAGTCATTAGGCCCTGAAGATGCTCAGCAATGGCAATGGTTAAAGTCTGGTTATATTTCAACTGGCCCTCGTATTCGCTGGCGTATTTTGGATAACCAATTCCAAGTATGGCCGCCAATGAATACCAATGAATATTTGGGCTGGGAATATAAGTCTAATGGATATGCAAGAGGCGCTGATGGCGCTGTAAAAACTAGCTTTACTGCTGACTCAGACACTAGCGTTTTAGACAGCCGTATTATGGTTTTGCTTACCAAAATGAAATATTGGGGCATTAAAGGCTTTGACACTACAGTTGTTTCCCAAGACTATCAACGCTATTTGTCTGTTGCTAAAGCTAACGACAAAGGTGCGCCAAACTTGTCATTTGCTCCTTACCCTTCAAAAGTCCTTATTGGTTACGCTAACATTCCTGACACAGGTTACGGCTCATAATGCGACCCAAACAAAATACAGCTTCAACGGCTTCAGTACCAGCGCCTATTGGCGGCTGGAATTCTAGGGACTCATTAGCAAATATGGCCCCAACGGATGCCGTTCAGCTAGTTAATTTTTTTCCTACGCCTACTGATGTAAGTTTTAGAAAAGGCTACACCGTTGTTTCTACAGGAATTACTGGCAAAGTTAATTCTTTAATGAATTACAACAAAACTACTGGCGGCTATAACTTATTTGCTGCGGCTGGTACAAAGATTTATGACGCTAAAAACAACCCTGCAACACAAGTTTTTTCAGGCATTACTAGCGATAAATTTACCCATGTTTCAATGACCAATACTTCTGGCAATTATTTAATTACTTGTAATGGCGTTGACCCTACCCTTATTTATGACGGTACACGCTGGTTTAAAATAGCAACAACGACAACCGCCCAAACAATTAGCACAATTACCCATGTGACTACAACGGCAACCTTAACAACTGCCGCACCACATGGTTTGATTACTGGTAATCGTGTCACTATTTCAGGTGCTACGCCAACACAATATAACGGTACTTTTGTTATTACAGTAACAGGGGCAAGCACATTTACTTACACAATGGCTTCTAACCCTAGTTCTGACGCTACTGTCGTTGGCTCATATACCGTTATTGGTATTACTGGTGTAGATTCAAGCCGTTTTGCCAATGTAAACTTATTTAAAAACCGCTTATATTTCACCGAAAAAGACAGTTTAACTTGCTGGTATTTAGATGTTAACGCTATTGGCGGTGTTGCTAACCCTCTTTATTTTGGTTCTATTGCTCGTAATGGCGGTTATTTGCAAGCAATGGGTACATGGACACTTGATGCTGGTCAAGGCGCTGATGACTATGCGGTATTTGTCACATCTATGGGCGAAGTTATTGTTTATAACGGCACAGACCCTACCACAGCCGCTACATGGGCATTAAAAGGCGTTTGGCAATTAGGTCAAACCTTTGCTAGAAAGTGCTTTTTTAAATGGGCTGGTGACCTTCTATTGCTTACGCAAGATGGTCTTGTGCCTTTGGCTTCTGCATTGCAGTCTAGCCGCTTAGACCCTCGTGTAAACCTTACAGACAAGATTTATTACTCAGTTTCTATAGCGGCAACCAATTATTATGCTAATTTTGGCTGGCAAATAAACTATTTTGCTTCCGAAAATATGCTTATTTTGAATATTCCTGTTACCAACGGCACAGAGCAATATGTAATGCACACGATTACAAAGTCTTGGGCTAGATTTACAGGAATTGACACAAGTTGTTGGGAAGTGTCAGGCGATAATGATATGCACTTTGGCGGCAATGGCGTTGTATGCACTTTCTATAGTGCTTTGTCTGATAATGGCAATAATATTAGTGCCTTTGCACAGCAAGCATATAGCTATTTTGACTCTCCAGGACAGCAAAAACGCTTTACTTTAGTGCGCCCTATTCTTCAATCTGATGGTGGCACACCTAGCTTTTTATGCGGCATTGCAGTAGATTTTGACACTCAATTTAACTTGGGCGCTATTTCATTTAATCCTAATACTACTGCTGTAGGAAAATGGGATTCAGCAATTTGGGATAGCACAGCTTGGAATTGGGGTAGTGGTACGCTAATTACCACTAAACAATGGCAAGGAGTCACAGGAATTGGCTTTTCGGCTTCTATGGCGATTCAAGTAGTTTCTCAAGGCATTGAATTGCATTGGGCTTCTACAGACTATGTAATGGAGCGTGGAGGGGTTGTATGATATATAATTCACTTAGCCGACTCCTTGGTGTTAAAGAAAATACTTTCATTTGGAGTAAATAATGGCAACTAACGATATTTTTGCAGGTAGCACAAACCCTTATCTTCAAGCTGCACAAGCTACTAGTCAAGGTAATTTAGCTGGCGCACAAGCTGCTACGGCTGCTAACCGCATAAATCAATCAACTCCTTATGCAAATTTAAATTACCAGCAAACTGGCACAGATGCTAATGGAAACCCAATTTGGTCAGCTAACCAAACTTTAGCAGGGCCATTGCAAGGTGCTTTGGGTAATCTTTCTCAAAATGTAGCCAATACTTCTGCAAACCCATTTAATGCTTCTGCTTACCAAGCACAAACAGGTCAAGGCTTTACAGGCATGGAAGGCTGGGATAAAGCTACTGCGCTTATTAATCAAAGACTTCAGCCGCAAATGGCGCAACAAGCAGAGTCACAAAAGGCTGCTTTGGCAAACCAAGGTATTGTTCCTGGCACTCAAGC